TTTCCCTACACTACGCTCTTCCGATCTGTGTTTCGTACCCCCCCAAAACGATTCGAATGGGCTTGAAAAGCCCTCACAGGGGTCTATGGGGCACGATCATGACTAAGGCGTCCACGAATGACCTGAAAAAGCCTCGCAAGCGCGCACAAAAGAAGCCTAATTTAATGGGGGTTTCTACGCCTAGAATCCACACGCCGCTCAACAATTTGCCGTCAAAGGGTCAGGAACTGATTGACTTAGCTGCCTCAATTGGGGTCGAACTTATGGACTGGCAAAAATTTTACCTCATTCACAGTCACAAAATTAAGCCTGACGGTCGTTGGGCTACGCCCCTGAACGTTTGCGTCGTCGCACGTCAAAATGGCAAAAGTTTTTTGCAACAGATCAGGATTTTAGGCGGGCTTTTCCTATGGAATGAACCGTTACAAATTGCGTCTGCCCATACCCTTGCGACAAGCCTTGAACAATTCCGTTCGCTGGTTTCACTGATTGAATCTAACGACATTTTGGCAAAACAGATCAAGCGCATACGGTGGGCGCATGGTGCTGAGGAAATTGAAACCCTGCACGGCACGCGGTTCATTGTTAAGGCAGGCGGGTCGTCGGCGCGTGGCGTGTCACGACCTGAAACAGTTCACTTGGACGAATTGCGCGAAATGAAAGAATTGGAAACGTTTGCCTCATTGCGATACACCCTCATGGCGGCAAAAAATCCGCTGGTTATGGCGTATACAAATGCTGGCGATAGTAGTTCCGTAGTACTGAATTCTTTCCGTGATCGCGCCCTTGCAAAAATCGCAGGGGCGGACGACGAAATTGGTTATTTTGAATGGTCAGCACCAACGGACGAAATCAGCGTGGAGAACGCAAGACATTCCAACCCAGCAATGGGCAGGACGATCCACGCGGACAACGTACGAAGCGTTTTGAAAGACCCGCCCGACGTTGTAATGACTGAAGTGTTATGCCGTTGGGTTGTGGCGATTAACAGCGCGGTTGATTCTGCCTCATGGGGCAATTGCCTTGACAAAACGGTCAACCTTGACCCTGAAAAAACAACCTGGTTGGCAATTGACTTGTCACCTGATCGCCGTCATGCCAGTTTGGTTGGTGCGCAAAAACTAGGCGACGAAAATTTTGTGGTCAAACTACTGCACAGTTGGTCGAACGAATTGCAGCTGGACGACAAGGCAATTGCAAACGAACTAGCAGATTACGCGCGAAAGTACCCAACCGAATACGTGCTTTACAGCAGAAAAACAAGCGGCGCAGTAGCCGCCCGCCTCGCACCCGCAGGAATTCCAGTGTTCGACATGGACGCGTCCTATCCGCAAGCGTGTGACGAATTGTTGTCAAGTATAAATTCAAATCGTTTGCGGCACAGGGGGCAACAACAATTGACTGAGGAAATTCTTGCGGCGGTGCAATTGCGTCGTGGCGACGGCGGGTGGGTCATAGGACGTAGGGCGTCAAAGTCCGTTGTTTGCGGCGCGGTAGCGGTTGCGCTAGTGACACACTTCGCGACACGCCCAGACAATGACCTTGACATAATGGTTGGTTGACCTTATAAGCCTGCAAGAATTCGGGCATGGCATTTTCTGATCTATTTACCCGCAAGGCTGACACTGCCGTCACGGTCGAAGCCGCGCACGTTGACGCAGCTGCTATCGCGCCGTATTACAGTGAAGTAGGAAATCTATTTCTATTCGGCGGGATAGTAACTGCCTCACGTGCTGAAGCAATGTCAGTGCCAACGGTTGCCCGCGCATTGGGAATCATTCAGACAATTGGTTCACTACCAATGCACACACGCAATGAGGCAACGGGCGAAAAGGTCACACAACCGCGCGTTATCAACCAGCCTGATCCACGTATCCCAGGGGCAACGTTTTGGGGCTGGATTATTTCAGATTTATTTTTTCACCCTGCTGCATACGCTTACGTCATGGAACGTTATGCAGACACAGGCAAAATCCGCGCAATGGAACGCATTGCCCCTGAACGTGTAACGATTACAACAAACGGCATGGGTTACGAAATTGCGTCCTATGCAATTGACGGCGCATTTGTTGACCCTGCAAATCTTGTAGTTTGGAACAACACGCAGGAAGGTTTGCTAAGTCGTGCAGGTCGCACGATCAAGGCAGCTGCCTCACTGGAACGCGCTGCAATGAATTTTGCAAACGAACCAATTCCGCAAATGGTTTTGAAATCAAACGGCACATCATTGCCAGCCGATCGTGTTTCGAAATTGCTAAGTGCCTGGAAAACCGCACGTGCTTCACGCAGTACGGCATTTTTGAACGCTGACGTAACACTTGAAACTATTGGTTACGATCCGCGCAATTTGCAGCTGAATGAAGCCCGCAATTACGTTTCACTTGAACTAAGTCGTGCGTGTGGACTGCCTGCATACTTTACTGATTCCCAACAATCTAGTTTTACGTATTCCAACGCGTTAGACAAAAGGCGCGACCTTGTGGATTTTGCTTTTAGAAATTACATGTCAATCATTGAACAACGGTTATCTTTTCCAGATTTTACCCCAGCAGGTAACAAAGTTTTGTTTGACCTAGACGATTTCCTACGCGGCAACCCATTTGAGCGCGCGCAGGTTTATGAAATTTTGAATCGTATTGGCGCAATGTCAATCGAAGAAATACGCGAGGAAGAAGACATGCTGCTATGAAAAAAGTAATTACACCAATGAAAATAACTGCTGCTGATTCAAACAGTCGCACCATTGCCGGTCGCATTGTGACATTTGAGGAAACTGGCATTGCGTCAATTGGCAAGGTGCAATTTGCTGCTGGTTCAATCGAACCAACCGCCGTTTTGCTCAACCTTGAACACGATCGCACACGCAGAATTGGAAAAACTTTAATGACGGAAATTTCAGCAGACAAAACAGGAATTGACGCAACTTTCAAAATCGCTGAAACAACAGCGGGCAACGACGCATTGGTTGAAGCAATGGAAGGTTTGCGCGACGGATTCAGTGTTGAAGTTTCGTTTGACGAATACGAAACACTGAAAGACGGCACAGTCAGAATTCTTGCAGGTGAATTGACTGCCGTTGCATTGACCAGCGAACCAGCAATCAGATCAGCCCGCGTGGAAACAGTCGCGGCAACTGAGGACGAAAACGAAGTTTCAGATTCAACAATTGAACCTGAAGTTACACCAACAAACGAAGGAGACGAAGTGGACAACACCGTCACACAAGCGGAAGCCGTTGAGACGGTCGAAGCCGCACAGTCAGTCACTGCAACATCAAACAAAGTGGGCGGTTGGAAGTCAACGCCACGCATTGAAATCACTGCTGCAAAGTACCTAGAAAACAAGGTGCTTGCTGCAACAGGCGACGAATCAGCACGTCAGTACGTTTTGGCAGCTGACAACACAACTGACAACGCTGGTCTTGTACCAACACGTCAATTGACAGAAGTTATCAACGGACTATCAACAACAATTCGCCCAAGCATTGACGCGATTAGTCGCGGCACATTGCCTGACGCGGGAATGACATTTGAAATTCCAAAAATTACCCAAGCCCCAACGGTTGCGGTAACTGCTGAGGACGCAGCGTTTTCTGACACAGATCAAAACAGCGCGTTCTTGTCAGTGGACGTCAAAAAGTTCGCGGGTCAGCAGAAATTTTCCGTAGAATTATTGACTAGAACTTCACCATTGTTTTACGACGAACTACTTCGCAACATGGTTGCAGCAATGGCAAAGGCGCAAAATTCATACGTAAATGGTCTTTTAATTTCAAACGCGTCACTAGACGCAACAACAGTGGCAACGTACCCAACAGCTGCTGAATTGCTTGGAATTATCGGTCGCGGTGCAGCAAGCGTTTACGGCGCAACTGCTGGGCTTGCAAATCCATTTGCGCGCAACTTGATCGCTTCAACTGGTCAATGGTCAAACCTAATGACATTGAACGACGCAGGTCGCCCAATTTATTCAGCAGTATCACAACCAAGCAACCAACCAGGTGTTGCAGTACCAACCTCATTGACTGGAAACGTAGCGGGCTTGAACCTATACGTTGACCCAACAAACGGCGGCGACGGAGACGGAACACTTCTAGTCGTCAACCCTGACGCATACACATGGTACGAGGGAACTTCATACCAACTACGCGCTGAATCAACCGCAGACGGTTCAATCACCGTGGGAGTGTATTCATTTGGTGCAATGGCAACAAAAATCGCCGCGGGTGCGTTTAAGAATAACAAGGCTTAATCGCCACACTTAATCATGCGGCGGGTTCTCCCGATCTCGCCGCAGCAGATCGAAAGGAACGGACAT